AGATCGCTGTCAAGACAACGGCAAGGGGATAAACATGGAATTTGATGGCGACCCGTGGGAAACAAGAATGCCTGCATTCGGGATGAATCCAATGAATCTGGATCGACTTATCATCACCGAGTTTGTAAATCCCCCCATCCATAGCAGTAACTGCGATTGGTCTGCAGTCTACGAGGGTTACGAGCCGGGTGACCAGATCGGATGGGGCGAGACAGAAGAAGAAGCCATTGCAGAGTTGGAGGCATCATGAGAATCAAAATTGGTCGTTCGCCAAAACTAATCGATGAAGTGTTTAAAAAAATAAACGGAAGGTGTGTTGCCCATACCGCAACCCACAAAGATGTTCTAGCTCTAGCTAAGGCAATGGAGGCGCAGCTTAACGCGCTTAATATCCTTAAAAATTATCGATCCGGAGCAACTGCAACAGGCATGAGCGGCGGCACCGTGAGTTCGTCTTACGGATTCCCTCGCAGCTTGAATATATTCAAGATCGAAAGGGGGTTTTCATGTTGGTTTTTAGTAGATGTGGAAATAACAAAATTATGGGGGGATGCAAGAAAAGATACGCTTACCATTTCGCAGAAACAGTGCGACATGGCACTTGAGCAATGTAGGAAGAAATTTGTGGTAGCTGTAGTGGAAGCACCAAAGCCTTCAGAATTTTAGGGGTATGCAATGCCAAAAATTACCCGCGTAATAATTACACCTCGCTACGGCTGGCCCTTCGGAAAGGCCATCAAGAATCCTCCTCCCCCTCCGGAAATTCCAGCCCCATTTTAGGTGCAAATAATCCTTGCACTGTTATACGGACAGGCGTACACTCTGTTCTGTAGTATCCAACAACGATTAGGAGATTCTGATGTTTCAAACTTACTACGACAAAAGCACACGGCTCTGGTACTGCTTTGCAGTTGATAACTTCGGTCAAGTGGGTGATGCGGAATTTGCTCCGACCAAAGAACTGGCAATTTATCTTTTGGGGTTGGAGCGTGGCAGCAACCCGCAGAAGTTTGCCCGTCCGATGGAAATGCACTTCGCCGCTTACGAAAAAGAATTGGCAGCAGCTTAAATAAACCCGGGGGCTTCGGCCCCCAATATGATTAGGAGATTCAAATGATTATCAAAGCAAATATATTTTACGTTCAGTACGCTTGGGAAAAAACGGGCGTGTTTGCAATTTACTCTCTCAGGATGGACAAGCAGAATCCTGCTTATCAGTTTGTAAAAGAGATTGATGTCGAATTTGACATGCCCAAGGAATTTGCAATCAAGGATGCGCGGGAAGAGCATTTGGCGGCAGAGAGGGCGGAGTTGAAGGCTAAGTTGGCAGAGGTCGAAAAGAAGATGGAGGCGTTGTCATGCTAAAAATCTTGATCCCAAGCGTGACCGGGGTTTTGGTGACGCACAGCTTGGATGGCAAGAAAGCCTCGATTGTGATCGAGTCAATGTATATGTCCGGATCTCTTAGTCACATGGTGATTGATCTGGAGTCTGATAGCGCGGACATTCTTCGGGAGATTAAAAATGGCGCAATGGTCTAAGCTTTGGGAGTTACCCAAGGCGCAAAGGGAACCGGCACTGAAAGCCGCGAGGTTCACCCGGGAGTCTGCTCCCAAGAGTAAGTCGAAGCACAACCCTGCACAGCAGGCATTCCGTAGGGAAGACACGAAGGGTAATTGACCCCCTGCTCCCATAGTGCTATAACCCAGTACCATCCTCAAGGATGGGCTGGGCTTTTGGTATTAAAAGACGTCCCGGGACGCCTTTATTTCCACAAAAACCCAATGAAATCAACGACCGTACTTTTGAAATAAGGCGAAATAAGCGTGATAGCTGAACCGCAAAAGAACAAAGGTGGCTCCCCCAAAGGCGCTAACTCCAAATACTCCCAAGAGCAAGCAATCCGCATATGCACAGCCATAGCGGAGGGAAAAAGCTTGAACAGCCTAATCAAGACGGAAGGAATGCCTGACATATCAACGGTTTATCGTTGGATTGCAGAGCATCAAAGTTTTCGCGAGATGTACACGAAAGCTAGGGAGGATCAAGCCGACACGTTAGCTGATGAGATACTGCATATCAGTGACGAAGAACCGATGCAGATCATCAGAACAGAGGACGGTGGAAGTATAGAGAGACTCGACTCTGCAGGTATCAACAGGAATAGGCTGAGGGTGGATGCGCGGAAGTGGGTAGCATCGAAACTCAAGCCGCGGAAGTACGGAGACAGGACGACGCTTGCGGGTGATGCAGAGAATCCGATGAGGCTTGAGACGGTGGTGGAGATCAAAGACGTATTCGCTGAGATCTTACTGAACCTTGAGTTGACTAAGCAGGATGAGTGATCTAGCGGACATCCTGAAGGATCCGCAGACTGCCAAGCAGTTCGCATTACTACCGAAGCCTGACCAGATAGCATGGGCGTGGAGGGCTAAGTGGCTGAGTAAGGCGCACAAGCATCAGATCGTCCCTCCGGGTGAGTGGTGGAGCATCTGGCTGATGCTGGCAGGACGGGGCGCAGGAAAGACTAGGACGGCAGCAGAGCAGGTTGCGTGGTGGGCGTGGAACGAACCTAAGACCCGCTGGCTGGTATCTGCTCCGACTTCGGCAGACATCCGGGGAACCTGTTTTGAAGGAGACTCTGGACTCATTTCTGTTGTCCCCCCTGAGCTTGTGGCAGACTACAACAAGAGCCTGAGCGAACTCACCCTGACGAACGGTTCGCTGATCAAGGGCATCCCGGCGAGTGAGCCTGATCGCTTCCGCGGTCCCCAGTGGCATGGCGCTTGGCTGGATGAGCTTGCTGCGTGGGATTACCTGCAGGATGCGTGGGACCAGATCATGCTGTCTGTCCGGCTGGGTAAGCGGACTCGGGTGATGGCGACGACTACTCCGAAGCCCAAGGACTTGATCATTGAGCTATCCGGGCGAGAGGGTGACGATGTGGTTATTACGCGGGCATCGACGTATGCCAACATCAGGAACCTCTCCCCGACGTTCCAGCGGCAGATCCTGCAGTATGAAGGGACGAAGCTTGGTAAGCAGGAAATCTACGCTGAGATAATTGACGCTGAAGACGGCGGAATTGTTAAGCGTGAGTGGTTCAACCTCTGGCCCCCTGAGAAGCCGCTTCCGAAGTTTGAATACATCCTGCAGTCATACGATTGTGCTTATACAGAGAAGACGGTCAACGATCCTACTGCGTGTATTGTGTTTGGGGTATTCAAGCCGCTAGATGGTCCGATGGCGGTGATGATCATTGATGTGTGGCAGGATCGTCTGCAGTATCCTGACTTAAGACCGAAGGTCATTGAGGAATACAAAGTCAGCTACGGGGGTGAGGCGCAGGACAACTATAAGGGCGGCAAGAAGGTTGATATGATACTGGTCGAGGATAAAGCCGCGGGCATCTCACTTATTCAAGACTTGCAGAGGGCGCACCTTCCTGTTCGGGCTTATAATCCGGGAAGGGCTGACAAAATACAGCGGCTTTCAATCGTATCGAATATCATTGCATCGAAGCGCGTGTGGATACCCGAGAGCAGTAACCGGAAGGGATACGTCAGGGACTGGGCTGAGGGCTTCGTCAGTCAGATATGCAGCTTCCCCGACACGACGCACGACGACATGGTGGACGCGTGTACGCAGGGTCTGCGATACTTGCGAGACTCAAGCTGGCTTGAGATTGATGTGCTGTCACGGGACGAAGATGACTATGTTGAAGCAACCCACAAACGAGTCAATCCTTACGCGATCTAGCCATGGATGATATTCGCAAGAGACTGGAAGAATTCAAGGCTTCTATGGAGAGGCCGCGGGCTGATGCTGTTACAAGAGCCAAGCCTGCAACTGAATTTCAGAAGTCCTTCGATGAATACAGGATGGCACAACAGTACGCAAGAGAGCGCCTTCTGAGTGAGTTGCCCGGAAGGGCTGTATCAGGAGCCATCCCCGGTGCTGTGGGCGCGTTATCAGGCTATGCGGCGCAGTTTCCCGGCATTGTTGGTGACATGCGTGATCTATACGAGTCGTTCAAACCTGAGTCGGCTCCTAACGTACCCGAGATACTGAGGTCGTTACCAACAACTGAGCGGCTGCAGGAGTACTACATGCCGGAGGACGCCTCGCCAGAGATGAAGGCGGGAATGGTAGGTGGTAACGCTGTTGCGCTTGGTCAGGGGGTTGCTGCTCTACCGGGACTGGTGAAGGGAGTGGCAAAGGGAACGCCGAAGGTTCTGGGTAATCTGATTGATGAGATCCTTGCTCCGCGGTCTGGTCTTCGTGGACAGAGGGGTGCTGTTGGCGTGAAGGGGAAAGTTCCTTCCGGTGAGGCGGCTCAAAAGCTTGCTCAAAAGCGTGCTGCTCTTCCTGTTGATCAGGGTGGATTGGGATTGCCAAAGAACAATACTTCAGAGCAGCGGGCTGAGGCAATGGGATTTACTGGAGAGGGGTATCACGGATCTCTCTATGACATTGAGAAATTCAATCCTAACAAAGCATCAACTGAAGGTTTTGCTGCAAGGGGAACGTACATAACTGACTCCCCTGAAGATGCCAGCTTGAACTATGCAGACATTTTTGGTCCGGATGTAAAGGGCAAAGTTGAGCGTCAAATGGATATCTTGGCAGATGATAGAAATTCTATTTCTCGTATTGGAAGAAGGTTCCAAGATGAAGTCTTAACGCCAAGGCAACAAGAGATTCTTTTGGCAAATACGATAAACGCCGACAACCTTGGTACTGTATATCCATTGAGATATAGGGCAGACAAGCCGATTCATCTTGATAGACCGCAAGAGAAAGAAGTGTATCTAGGCCCATTTGAACGCTACGATGAAGCTAATGATGTGTATGTTGACACTCCGCACACAGGTAAATTTGAAAATGCTCTTCAAGAATTTAGTGATTACGGCGGGGAAACAAACCCAATAAGAGAGTTTGCAGCAGATTATGGCGATGAAATCCCCGCTGATGCGTTATACAGGGCGGTTCAAAAACAAGCCGCAAAAGATTGGCTATCAGATCCGGATTCTGGAGAATTAGTATCTAGCGGTGTTGCAGCCGGAGATTTCTTGAAGCATTTTGGGGTTGATGAGATAGCACACACCCCTGATTTCCGTAATCAACAGTTGAACATTGGCACCAAGCATACGGTTGCAATGAATCCTGAAAACATCCGCTCCCGCTTTGCCGCCTTCGACCCATTCCGCAGGAATTCCGCAATAGCCGCTGCTATGGGAGTTGCTGCTCCTGATCTGATGGCAAAGGAAAAGAAGAGGGGCGGCGCTGTATCTCAAGACGTTATGAACATGGCTGTGATGAACCAGAAGGTTCAGAAGCGTGGTGCTGGTGGTGTGATGAAAGTAGCTAGAACATTTGAAGAAGCAAAGAGGTTATATGATATTGCCAAGCTAAGCCGGTCGAGGGCGGCACAAGAAGCTGCTGGTTTGTATCACCCGATAGGTGGTGGCATGAAGTTGTCAAAGCCGGTTGAGATGATGCGGTTTGATACTGTAAAAGACCCAACGGTTAAGGGTGTTGAAAGAAGGATAATCACGGCAGAAGATTTGCAAGGCGGGCGCGGAATCCCTTTAACTGGAGATAGGGCGGCTGCTGGTCGCTTGCTTACCAGTGTTGAGGGAAAGCAATTTGCGGAGCCTTTGCCCTTAGAGGGTGGTGGAGAGTATATGTTGACTCATACCATCCCGGGTTCGCCAGAAAGTTCTGTGTGGAGATCCGACAGGGGGGTAATAACCAAACTGCAAAATCAAATTAAATTTAATAGAGATTCTGGAAAGCCGATTTATGGCGTGAATATTGTTGGAGCGCCAACCAATGTTAATTTCAATACGATGGTAACTGAGGCGCTCCTTAATCAATATGATCCTACGTCACTTACTAAGAAGGCCAAGAAAGAGTTTCTAAAAGATATCAGAAACTATGTGCCGGATCCAAAAAAACCGCACTTGAAGCCCGGGGCTAATTTGACCGAGGCTGATCTAAATGATGTAGAGGCTTTGAGGGCAAAGATGTTGGAACCCGGTGCTGGCCCGCTACGGAAAGCTTTTGTTGAACGTCTGGATCAGGCTCCGTTTCAAGAGGCAGGATTCCCTGATGTTGCGGCTGCTAGATTGGCAACAACAGAGCCAAGCTTACTTGATGTCCCTACTGGCACCGCTGGGTTCACAATTGGTAAGCTTGACCCCGCTGCGAGGGCGCTTGAACAAACGCCTAGAGGTCATAGAACCTATCCAATTGCTTTGGGCGGAGAGTATTACGGATCTCTCGACAATCTGGTTGATTTCAGGGACATCTTCCAAGGATTTGCAGATAAGCGTAGGTTGTTTGGAAAGCCTGAAGCATCTGATTTGCGTTCTTTTAGTCTGTCTCCGCAAGTTCAAGAGTTCGATCAGGAATGGTTGGATCGTTACATGAAGTTGCAGGGAGCAAATAATCCTCGTGAATTTAATAAGGGCGGCGTAGTCCAGAACAAAGCCGATGGCGGTTTGACATCCGATGACTTAGTGCTTGAAGAGAGGATGCTGTAATGGGCGTACTGTCAAAGATCCCATCGCTTGTTCGTGGCGCTGGTG